CCTGGGCAGCAGCAGTATCTGCGAAATATGAGAATCATGTTTTCTAAAGGACAGAATCATGACCTCATGTTTGGAGGTTCGAGTGATGAGCACACTGAAGGGTATCTGACGGTGCATCACGAGGCTTCAGTGTCAGTGGAGGGTCAGGATGCAGTCCACCCCACTGGTTCTGTTGCAGCGCCCTCAGGCATGCGGATCCCTCATATTCAAGCGAACGTAGCCGAATCAGGCCGGGACCCAAATGGATTGCCACCGTTGCCGCACAATGACAATGATATCATCAATTGTCTTCTTGATGCCGCTGACAATCCATATAATATCTTCAAACATACCGATCTTGTTGCCAAGAAGTCTGGCATTACCTCTTCCGGTAGTATGAATGAAGACGTCGCTGAATTGCTCGATTCCGTGTTTAAGAGTCAAAAACACGGACCGCAGCCCTTGGTCGGAATCAAGCCGACCGCTGGACTTGTGTCGACCGTCAAGTCCCCTCCAGTTCGATGTGTGTCGGATCAACAGCCAAAACTTTTGGGATGTGATCGACTGGCTCCTAGCCCTACCGGACTATCAGGAGGTTCTAGAGGTGGAACAAACTCTAGTTCGAACGGTCTGTCAGTCACCCTTGATTCTTCAGGAAGGGGACGATGTGTCGTTGGTGGGCACGAAGCAGATGAAAGGAATGTGGTTCAACAGAAGGTGGTTCCCAATTGCGTCCCACTGGCCACTCCTTCACCCAAATGCCCATCATACGGTCAGAAGGCGCGAGAAGATGCCTCAAAGAAAACTCTTCCGATTGATACGCGATCGAGATCGCCTCCTAGCTCAGTATCGCAACAGCATTCCAAGGGAATGGGCCGAGCGCTTCCAGTGCCTAAGAATGGAGGAGCTCGACCAAATACTCCAGTCAATACTGGAAAGTCTTCACCGAATCAGGCACCACAAGTGACCTGTTTCAGGTGTAGAGAAGTTGGACACAAGAAGGCTCAGTGTCCAAAAGGAGGAAAAGGCGGCAAGCAGCACAACAAGTTTGTCGCAAGCCAGGTTGCTGACACCTGTGCGAAATTGACTGCAGCTGAGGATCGGATTCGTGAACTTGAGTCGGGCCAAACCGACGAGGATCGCGACAAGGACAAATTCGACCTCGATCAAAAGGAAGCTGAAGAGAAGCTTCTTGCTGAAGCCAAAAATGCCGAGTTGAAAAGAAAACTCGAGGAGGACAGAGAGAAGGACCTGAGGAGGATTCGGCAGACCGACCTCACTTACGACGAC